TCTTTAGTGTCGACCAAAGTAATTATTTTTTTAATTAAATCTAATTTATCTTTTTCCATCTTTCTTACCTCCTTTCTTTTATATATAATTATATTTTTTATTTATTCTTCTCAACCAATTTAATAGATGTTGTGATCTGTCATCAATATTAAATTTATTTGTTCTATGAATTTCGCAATCATAATCTGCTTCCGTCCATTTATAGAATATTTTACTTTCTAAATATTGATATTGATATTTTTTAGTTTTAAGTTTTTGTTTTAATAGTTCCATATTATATACACTCCGAACAATATTCTCTGTTTAATGTGCTTTGGTTCTTATATAGATAATTATTGCACTTCTTAGCCTTACAGATAATTGTTCCTTTTATTAATTTTTTCTTTTCTTGTTCTTTCTCTATTTCTAATAATTCATCAAAAGTTTCACTACCTTTTAACCTTACACCCTCAAAAGATTTCAATTGCTCTACTTTATTATGATTTATTTTCATTGTTCCCCCTAAATTTAGAGAATTCTTTTTTAACTTTTTTAGTCATTATGTCGGACGCTATGAAAACAATAGTTCCAATCACAACCAAAAAAAATAAAACAACTATTCCAATTAAATCTAATATATTCATTTTTTCTTTTTCCTTTCTAATCTTAATTTATATTTATTATAATATACGCCACCTACACAACTCAAGATATTTTTCAAAGTTTGTTCCATGAGCCTTTTTACAC